GCCATCGAGAATTTGCAGAAGTGAATCCGCGTCAACATGCCCGGAGATGCAGGTGACGACGTGCGTATTGGAACTCACGGCAGCGTGAGTCGCAGTGGCTCCGGAATCCGTGCCCACCGCCGTCTCGCTCCAAAAGCTTCCTTCGATCAGTGCCATCCGTGGCTTTTCCTTTCTCTTGTACGAAAATAAAGGGGACAGGCAGAGTAACCGGGAACGTAACCCCCACCCGTCCCCCGGCCCGACTGCGGCCTACTCTTCCATCTGTATGATGACCATCCCCGTCTGCGTGGGCAGATTAACGAAGGGATGATCCTTGTAACCTTTGAAAAACTCCTCCAACCCGGACCAGTAGTCGTCACGGGTGTTATCCACAGCCACAGTGCACTTGTCCGCCCTGTGACTCTCCACATATTCCAATTCTTTCTGTAGGCCCTCCGCCGTGTGGTCCCCATCGAGGAAGGCGAATTCAATTCCCTGCAAGCTCGCCAGCGGTTCAGCAGTAAATGCCTCCGGCGTTTTCCCCTTGAGTGCCGTGACAAACGGAGACAATTCCTGCGTGATTGCCCCCGTATCCCGGATCGCAAAATCCACCATATCTATGGTGTAGAGCATTCCCTTGCCACAGTGCTCATTCCGGTGCAAAGCCTCTGCTATCGCCCGGGTCGATCTTCCCTTATTCGTTCCGGTTTCCAGCACAACCACAGGATGCAGAGCCTCTACAAGCCCGCCCAACGCTGCCGCCTGTCCCTCGTCGATAGTCCAAAGTGTCCAATCTCCGGAGAATTCTTGGGGGAATACAGGGTTTATCCTGAACTGCTTTCCCGGATGACGATCCCTCTTCGCCATCAATTCCATTCGGACGGCGTAATCCCCGCTCTCCTGTAGCGGTCTCTCTGCGTCTACCCATGTAACCAACTCCGAGCTAAAGCTCTCAGAGGGGTCCATATTGCTTAGATATTGGGCCAACGCACGGCGATCTGGCTCCGACAACTCCCGCACCATTCCATTGCCATTCGGAACGAGCCGCACTTCTTCCTCTGCCTTTCGGGAAATAAAGGAGTTACTCATGCCTACTCAGCGACCCGATGACGGGGGGTGGACAATCCTTGCCTGCTGCTTTCCATTCTTGCTGCCGGACCTTAATGTCCTCATCGTCGTCGCAGATCATAATCTGGTACTTCTCTGCCCATGCCTTGCGATACTTGTCGCCCTGCGGGGTCGAAGGCAATCTCTTAACCGATCTCCATGTCCGACCGCCACATTCCGCGCAGTTGACGCCGCCAGAAATGTGGATATCGAATCCCTGCCGGCAATCTTCGCAGATGTAGATCCTCATACAAGATTTGCCGCCTTTTCCCGGATCACCGCGTAATGATTGCGGACGTCCGAGTCCCCCGGAATAATGTGCAGGCTTGCCCGCACCTTCTCGTCTTCCTTGGACAGATTCGCCTCAACGTGTTCCCTCCACTCGCGGGTCACAACGGGCGTGAATCCCATGTGGCCGGCGAACACGTCGGTGTCGCACCAGATTTCAATCCCTTTACGCTTAGCCCGGTAACACCAGTACATGTCCTCGGTGCCTGACTTCGGCATCACGAAGTAGGGGATTCCGGAGTCATTCTCCTCCTCGAACGACAAATCCTCCTGCGGCGGACGTCCGAGGAACTGATCGGCAAGCATCTGCTCGTCGTCAGACAGCTTCTCAAAGGCCTTATACAACTCCTCCGGCAACGTACTCTCGCCAGTGCATTCGCCTTTGCGGCGCAACACTTCGGTCTTCACCAACATGCAGTGAGTCCCTCCGCCATCGACCTCGATCAGGCCCTGATCCAAATCCTTGGTTTCCAGATTCCGATAAGAAGGATGATCGTGAAAATTCCCCGTTGTGCTGATCAAGACGCCGACCTCGTGCGGCATCTTCCGCATCGCATACGGCGCAATCACGACGTCCTTGTCGTGGGCCAGAAAGCGAGGCAGGATTTCCGGATCGATAACCGCGTCGTCATCGAGCCATAAGATGTGCGTGAATTTTCCCTCAACGGCAACCTGACACATCTGCGTTCGAGCGAAATGCACGAACGATCTGCCGATTACTGTCCAGTTATACTCAATCCCTCCCCGTGACCAAGCATCGCCGCATTCCACATGATTCGCATGTACGGTGGCGTGGAATTGGTTTGTGTAATTCGGTGTTGCAATGAGCACCTTCGTCTCATCTGGAAATTCATAAACAGCCATTCCTTGTCCCCGGATTAAGAGTGGGTGGGGACCCAAGAAGCCCCCACCCAACTAATTACAGCAGATCCAACTGCACTCTGCACTGCGTGGCGTTGACATTTTCCAGACAGAAGCCCAGACCTGCCCTCGCATAAGCAGCCGTGGTGGTGGTGGTCTGCACATCAGCGGTCACAACCCCCGTGGGGGCGACACCGGCCGAAGTGGCCACGGCCAAGCGGCCCGTAGCCAAAGCGGCAGATGCCCGTACCGTCGCAGGCCCGTGGACCTGCAAGCGGCCGTAATCTTCCTTCGCAATGGTAGACTCGACCACTCCAGCGACCGGCGCGGCAATGCCAGTGGTGGCATTGACAGCGACGTCCACTTTCTCCACGTAGGAGCCTTGCTGAGAATCCGTGGCGGTAATCGTAAACTCGCATACCGTCCCCGGAATCAACTCGGTCCCTTCGTTATTGTAAACCACAATGAAGGCCGTTTCGGCCTCAGCGCGGCTCGCGGTCATAAACTGCATGGTTTAACTCCTATATGAATACGGCAGTCCAAGCCAGCGTGTCAGGAGCACCTGCGCTGCCTTGGACGTGGACAGAGCCATTGGCTGCCGTTCCGGCAAAATCCGACGAATTGATGTTGACCCGAGGCATCACAGCGTCGTCATCATCTTCATTGTAGTTAATCGTGAAGCTGAGGATCGTGCTGTTCGGTAGAATCGCCGACGTCGTCGCATTCGTGTCGGATTCCAACGTCCCCGAAATCATCGTCGCATTACCCAACGATACTCTGGTGCCGGTTGTGATAGTGAAATCTCCTACGGCCATTCAGGACCTCCTTTTTAGGTGATCCCTGCCAGCTTGCCACTCTTGCGCCGGTTGTTGGTCGCCAGATTCCCCTGAAGGAAGATCTGCGTTAGCAGGGCATCCTGATTCACAGGTTTCTGGAATCCGCCTTCCGCCATACTGAAGTTGGCATCCGAGTGGACAAACAGGTGGATATGATTGGAATTGAGCATGTGAAGCTCGCCCGAGGTGCAGTAATCATCCCAATCGATCTGCACTCCCTTGTACAGCAGGGAAGTGAGGCCAGCATCTGCCTTGCCGCCGGGCTGATAGCGCACCTGCGGGAACAGCAGAGCTTCGAGAGATTCATGCACGGACTGCGTGGTAACGGCATAGTCCGGCCCAGAGGCCGCACCACCCTTGCCCTGCTTACAGTCATTGTACAGGGTTCGCAGCTTGGGCAGCAGGTTGGTAGCAGCCGCACCCACAGAGGTCTGCACCTGATTCTGCCATGCGGTATTATCCGTATCGACAGAGGCGTAGGCCGTGGTGCCGGGCGTGGTTTCGTGCATCGCTGCCAGCCCGGTCAGCTGCTTGTTGCTGGTGCCAGTACCGTCTGAGAACAGCCCGGTAGCGACGATGTCCGCAAGGGACAGCGCGGCCTGAGTAATCTTCTCCTGTTGGAGATTCGTAATCCGGCTCGGTCCCTTATTGCTTCTTAGCTCGCGCCCGTGGACGCTGATTGAGACACTGCCCTGCTTCCAAGCGTAGAAAGCAGCGGTCATGCCTGCTTGAGCAGTGGTATTCAACTGCTCATAATCAGCGTACCAGCCAGCCGTCGAGTTCTTCTCGTGGAGCAGTCCGACGCGAATACGCTCACCGCCGTCCAGCACCTTAACCCGGCCTGAAGATCGGAGCCACTGTAGGAGCACGTCGTTGTTAAAGACTTGATCCTCCAGCGCCCCTGACTTCAGCACCTTCATAAGGGTGGTCGTCAAGAGCGGACCATATGTCAGACTTAGGTTGGTTTCGTTAGCCATTTGGTCCTCGTAAACTGCCCTTCCGGGCAGCTATTATTAAATGGGGTTCGGAACCTCCCTGTATGCCGCAGCAGAAGCATTGGCAATCACAGCGTCCAGATCCACCTTGCCGTCCGTCTTTGTTGCATACACGTCCGGTTCAGCTCGACCTGATGCCGCAGTCCGAGACTCCACTACGCTCCGCATGGCTTGATTCGTCCGATGAGCTGCCGCTCGTCCCGCGCCGTTAACCGCTTCATCCCTACCTCGATCATAGGCATCCTGCACCAGTTGATCGTGCCGTGATAGCACGAATAGATCTCGTGCATTTGGCCCATGTTCGGCGTCATAGAGGCGATTAAAGGTTTGTTGGGCTTCGTCCCTGATGCCTTCATTGAATACGAATTTCCCGGATTCGTCTCGATGACCGAAGTTCTCTCCATATCGCTCGATAGCTACATCGATCTCATCTTGGAGATATTCGCTCTGGCGATCCTGCTTATCCTGCTCTTCCAACTGATCCTGACGAACGTATCCCCTGTCTTCAGCCATGCGATCAAACAAGGCCCACTGCGTAGGGGTTACTTTGTTCAGCTGGGTTTCAACCGGATCAGGCGGTCCGACTGGAGGCCGGGGTGCCTGTTCTTGCAGGTTGCTTAAGGCTCCATTGACTTCGTCCAGACGATTTTGCAACTCAGCTTTCGCATCCCGCCACTCAGAGCGAGTATTGTGATAGCCAGTTAGCACACTGCGTACGGGAGCAGAGAACTCCTCCCCCAGTGATTCGTCTATTTTAGTAAGGACTTCATCGATTCCGAGTCGTTTCCCTCCGGCATCCGTGGCCGTTTCCTGTGCGGACGTGCCTCGGGCGGTCGTGGACGTGTCGGATGAGGGCGAGTCCCTACGGGCGCCCTCGTTGCTCACCAGAGTTTCAATCTGGCGCTGGTTTGCAGCCCGTTCCATCTCCTGAATCTGACGGAAACCGTCAGGCTCTGGAGAATCATCGTGCTTCACCGCGTCCAGATCGACTTCAGATGAGTTTGGTGTTTGAGTCATTGCTTCCCTGCCCGGTTAATTACGATACCCGCTGGGGACTTCCTGTCCTCGCGCCTTCCCTGACTCGCGGGTATCAGAGTGATTGAAGGAATTCTTTGATAGCGTTTACGTCCTTCTTAGACACGAGGATATACTCATTGTCTTCCAATACGCTCTTACGGGCACCATTGATGATCCCCATTATCTTATCCGCATCCTCAGACGCCACTTCCTTCTTGGATGCCTGTTTTGCCGGCGCTTTAGCCATCTGTAATAATCCCTCCTTCTCCAGTTTCATTTATCATATCGTCATCACTTACTGACGACACCTCCCATTCATCAGGAGGGGGACGGGGCACCGCCTTGGCTCCTCGTGGAGCTACCGGCTTTACATGGTGAGGGGCTTCCTTATCGAAGTTCCGCGCTCCCCCCACCTTATCTCCCGCCTCGATCACATTGCGGATACGCATTACTTCTTTCTTCTGGTCAGGTCCAGTAATGTCCGCATCCAGAGCTTCGTCGTAATACGCTTCAAACACCTGAATGCCCCGAACGGCTCCCGTGGGAAACAACCGCTTAAGTTCTGATCCGCATGGACAATACCGCTGATCATCTCTCTCCTCGTAAGAGACATTCATCTCCCTTACGCATCCACAGTCTCCACATGAGAAGTCATAGCTGGGCATTAGTACAGCATGAGGTCGTCGTCCTCGCCGGACTCTACCTCATGCAACTCCTTCTTTAGTCTGCGGATACGCATCTTCCGCTTGAGGTCACGATGCTCCTTCATCAGCTTGATCGCCTCCGGAGAATCGTCCTTCTTCACATTCTGGAGCTTGCGGCGAAGGATCTCCATCTTCAGCCCCAGATCCTCGCTCTTTCCATTGGAGACATCTCGCATCTCTTCCTTGATGCCCTCCATGGCCTCGTCTACAGAATGATCTTTTTTCATCTTATGGCCGGACCGACATTCGTCTGATCGCCCTGCAACGTCTTCTTGGTACCTGCCATCATACGTCTCTGAAGCTCCGCTTCGAGCTGCTGATCGGTCAAACTTGACATATTAGGCTGCTCGGAGCGCCTGACGTTTGCTCCACCGAACCGGCCACCGCCTCCCCCGGCTGATTGCCCATTCTGCGGGCGTGGCGTAACGCCTTGCTGCTGGCGCTGCATTTGATCCGCACGTGTTCTGTAATTCTGTCCATCCCAACCCAATTGTTCACCGCCCGGCGGCAGCGGCCGTTTTGGCTGGCGTGGCTGAGCGGCCATCCCGTTCCTTGCCGCAGAAGCCTGAGCTTGACCATTTTGCCGTCCACCCCAACCCAATGCTTCTAACTGCTGTGGGTTCAATGAACCCGGAGAGGGAAATGCTCCAGCGGGTCTCTTGCCCGCGTTGGGCGGCGATGGGAGTGACGTTCCGTTACCCTTAGCGCCCGCTGATCCCCGATCCGTAGGCACTGTAGGCCATGCGTGGTCACGCGGCACATTCTGCCCCCGATCCCCTCCGAACTGAATTCCAGATGGGGTCTCTGTCCTACCTTCAGGAATTTTCCCGCCAAGAGTGCCCGGCGGCGCATCTGTGGTGTTTCTGATTGAGACTCGGTCAAAAATGGATCGCGGTTCTCTGTCCCCATTGCCGTCCCCATTGCCGCCCCCATTGCCATTCTTGCTCGGCGCGAATGTGAACTCCTTCCCTTGAGGGATGTAGCCCGCTGATCCAAGGGCTTCACTACGATCCATGTCGCCGGGGCTGGGCGTCGGCCGCGATGGAGTTCTCAACCCTTCCTTGAGTCTCGGGTCCATCTTAAAGGTCGATTTCTGTTTCCTTGCGGGAACGTTTGCTCCACCGAACCGGCCACCGCCGGCTGTGGTATTTGCTTCGTTCTCTATCGTCGATACGGCTTCCTCGATCTCTTCTTCCGAGGGCTTCTCTTCCTTATTGAAGAGGTTTGCCAGCAGCCGCGCTCCAACCGCACTGAGGCCAAGCGTCATGAACGCCTGACCAAAACGATCCATGCCGCCTGACCTTCGCCTTGACGCGCCTTTTCTTCGTGCCATAATACCTATCTCATTGTTATGCGTTGGGTTGCGAGGGGAATCTCACAATCTGACTTAACTTAGTAGGCGACGGCAGCTTGCGCCTCTTCTTAGGCTTACGCCGTCTGTGCATCTGATCCCGCGTCGTGACTCGTTGCGGGCCAATCGTTTCCATTAATGTCGTGTCGCCGGGCATGGTCAGGGAGTCTGCGCTGCGCCGGCAATGCGAGCTGCATTCGGAGCAGGCTCACGGAATTGGCGCGGCATTGCAGCTCCTGTCGCCTGTCCGCCTTCTGTCTGTCGGAAAGCGGCCTGTGCCGCCGGCTCTCCATTGCCTCCGGCAGGACCACCACCGCCGGGGCCTCCTTCTCCGCCGGCACCTGCGGTGAGTTGATTGATCATCCCCTGCATAGCAGGATCGAGAGTCTCCTGATCGGCTTGCTGTGCAAGGCCGGGCAGGATCTCCTCCGGGTTCTGTTCATTGTACCCCCGCACGAGCAGTCGGCGGGCGACAGCTTGAAGATTGGGTACGGATTGCGGTCCATAGAGCTGTTGAAAGACCGGGGCCAGCCCTGCCATCAGATTGAGCACGTCGGCCCACTGCTTACGCTCCAGTGCTTGCGCCTGCGCCTGCGAGGAGATGTCTATATTGAAATTGTACTCTCCCATGGAGATCTCGGGAGTTACCCCCGACCATTCCATTGCCGCCGGATGGATAAGGAAGAGTCTGTCGGGCTGGAATTGGGTGGTAAGCTGCCAGAACTTCCGGGCACAACTGATCTGGAACTCCGCCAGAAGGTTTCCCCGGCGCTGCTCACGGGCCGTAGTCCTGCGATCCGCAATACTGGACTCCGTAGCCGTATCATGGCCCTTGCCCACCGGTTGCGGGGTTCCCGCGGCCCGATCAAATAGGCTTTGGAGCTGATTGATAAATTGCCCGCGCTCTGCCGGTATCCGGCCGAACTCAATGGCCTGAATGGCGCGGCCCTCCGATCTGGCCAGCCCCTTTACCCCGAATGCCGTCATGTCGGGGGCGGTTCTCATCCCCTCGATATCTTCATTCTCGAACAGCTCGGAATCATAGATGAGCATGTTCTTCATCTTGCGGGTGACATTCAGTTCCGCATCCAAAGCCTCGTTCGTCAGAGCTTGGATGTTGTCCCCGCCCGCCATGCACAGCGACGGCTTGGTAAACCATGACTTCGGAGAGCTTTGGAAGCTCAACACCTCGCAGGGATAGTCCTCAATGCTGTCATAGGGCCACTCTTCCTCGAATCGGAGGACCTTATCATGCCCCTCGGCAAAGACAAACAGCACATTGCGCCTGCGATTGCGCGACACAGCGAAGTCCCGTGCCCAGACTTCGTATACGTCCACTAATCCGAAGTCGTTCTCCATATCTGTGAGGGAGGGGTCCTTTGGGGGCGCATCTTCCTGCGTAACAGTCGGCTCTAAGTCGTTGGTATTGCTGTAATTCGGATTTGCCCGGACATCATCTACGGTTTTCCGGGACTTAAAAGCAATCCACTTGGCATCGAGGAGACCGTCCTGTGCCGTGGGGTCCATGAAGAACATATCCGGAGGCCATCGCTGGCCAAACGGGGACTCCCAGTGAATGGAGGTATGAGTATCGGGCTGCGCCCGGTCCATCATCCGGCGATGGGCTTTAATGTTCTCATCGATAATGCGCTGGATTTCCGGGTCCATATCAGCGTCCGGAGCTGCCATGAATTGCGACTTGATTTCAATGTGCATATCATGGTTCTGCTCCTGCCGGACTGCTGTCGCCTGCCCGCCGATCAGACTCAGGAGATCACTCTCTACATCGTCGCCGAAATAGACGCCGGGTTCCTCTACGAATTCATGGACCCGCTGTTCCAGATCTGTTGTCCATCCGAGCTTCTTGACCCCATAGGGGGTGAGGAAGGCATCGAGCAGGATGCGCTCGTCCTGTCGCAGCTGCCCGGTCTCCTTATACCAATAGTTAGAGACAGCAGAAACCACAGGAGCGCCTTCTGCGCTTTCGGGACTCAGGGGGTTTACTGTGAAATGGGGGTGACGATCCAGCAGATTGGCTATGGACTGATCGATCCAGCCGAAGATGAGGTTCGCCCGAGTGCGGGACACAAGCTCCTCATTGTGGCGGGATTGGGCATCAGCCTCCCGATCTGTCGCCGCTTCATTTTCAAACTGATCAATCAGGCGATCAGCGGCGTCAAATGCGGGCTTAGCCATCTTGGCAGCATAGTCAATATGCCGCTGAAAGAACGCTATCCGATCCTTCTGAGAGGACGGAAAACCAGCCATACTTCCCTGTGCGAGCCGGGGAGGGCCTAAGACATTATAGCCGTGCTATATACGCCTGTCAAGTATATTTTTCATTTATACTGTCGCAGGATTACCTCGGCGCCCTCTTTCAAGAGCTGCAATTACGGCTTCATCTTCCGTAATGTCCCCATATGTAGGACCCACTACAATTCCTTCTCGCGGCTTTCGCCCGGTACGACGGCGTCGAATCTGATGTTTCCGTATATCTCCATAGGTCGTAGGAGATAGTTCCTCGTGGCCAATATAGCCGCTCTGCGTTCCTGTCGTCATCTGATCAAGGATGCGTCCGATTAATGCAAGCGCATCTACCTGATCATCGTTTGTTCCGGCAGGAAAACGACTGGCTTCGTACAGAAAAGAATCTGCCCATAACGCATCTTCGGGGATATACAGCTTGCCCATGGACATTCGCGCTTGAATGGCTCGTGCCCGAGTGCTCTTGTCTGAGGCTGACGAATATGCTTTGCGAAAACAATAAATACCCTCTTCCCGCATTCTTTTCGTCAGGAATGGCCCTACGCTTTTTTCAATTTGCCCGGCTTCCTCTGCCCACTGCAATGGCGACCATTCCCGCATTAAACGGAGCGCCTGTTCTACCCATTCGTCGGATTCTGTCTGCCCTCTCCATAAATCCAGCAGGTATATATCGTCATTCGGATCTACTCCGACTATCAGATGTACGGTATAATCGCCTCCTCCTGAGGATACTGCATAATCCGAGGAAGCGTATATCTGGAGATACTGTTCCTTATTGCCCCTATGCCGGGTCATCAGCTCTTTGTGATTATACGGCCGGAACCATTCCTTCTGGAAGAATGCACCTTCCTCCGTAATGGGCCTCTGTTGATATAGAGCCGACCACTCTCGCGGCCCATCGGTTGAAGTCAGCGCCTTCCTTGTCTGCTCCAGCACATTCGTCGGGTACCAGTCGGGCCAGAGCGGATCTCCGTAGGCCCTGCCAAGGGAATCGTTGTGCATGGCAAAGGCCGGCAGATCGATCAGTTCCCACTCCTCTCCCCCGGTTTCCATGTCTTGCAGGAGCCTTCCTACCAGATCATCATCGTGCCATCGCGTCTGAATGACCACAATACAGGCATCGGGCATCTGCCGGGTGTACAGTACGCTCCGGTACCATCCCCATAGCTGATCCCTGATGAGCTTGCTGTCTGCATCTACGCGGGATCGGATCGGGTCATCTACGACAATGAGATGAGCGCCACGTCCGGTAATCCCCGTTCCCACGCCGGCTGCGAGATAAGCGCCTCCCTGATCCGTATGCCATCGATTAGCCGCCTTGGCATCTGCTGCAAGATTTACCGGGAAGACATTCTGATAGGCGGGTTCATTGATCAGGTTACGCACAGATCGCCCGAAGTCGCGGGCGAAATTCGCATTATAGGCCGCTGTAATGATCTGCCGGTCTGGATATTTCCCGAGATACCATGCCGGGAAATGGATGGTAGCAAGCTGACTCTTCCCGTGGCGGGGAGGAGCCTGTATGAGCAGACGCCGGATTTTCCTCTCCGCGATCCGCTCTAAGGCATCTGAAATGAACTTATGGTGCTCGCCGACCTTATAGGACGGCATGGTATACGTTACAAAATCAAGGAGTGCGCTCTTGGCCCGCTCCCTCTGTAGGAGTTCCTTGGCCGCTTCCTTCCTGTCGAGCATCCTTGCCCCTGCGAGTTATGTCTTTGAACATCTGCTGAATGATCTTCTGCTGCTGATGAAACAACTTTCCTAATTTCTTCCGCTCCGTCACCGGGGTCATTCCCACATTAGTCATCCAGTTGTAAGCATTCGACTTCTTGTTCCTTGCCCAGTATCCATATGTCTGCTTCCGGATGTCTTCCTCGGTAGGACTGGAAGCATCGAGTATCGCCGACTGCTTGCTGCCCAGATCTGCCATTGCCTTGCGGGCATTCGCCTGCTGATCCACAAACTCCTTCGCCATCTTCATGGCCTCTTGGGGATCGTCTCCTTTCCCTACTTCCACTTCAATTTCCAAGATCTCCTCGCCATCTCCGATAAATTGCCCCAGATCTCTCGAATATTTGATCTTACTTATTCTTCCCATGCCGCCTCCGCTTCTTTTTGTTATCTATGGCGAAATGCTCGAAACAGTACTCGCTGCTTCCGGCTTTCATCTTCATGCATCGAGACTTTTCATTTATCCTCCATGAACAACGCTCATAATCAGGACGTAGATGTGTCTTCCAGTTCTGCTGATCCACCTCCGTCTTCATTATCTTTACGGTCTTCGAGTTGATCCCCTGCAAGGCTCTCTCCCTTTCGTTCTACAGTATACTCCGCCTCTACGATTTCTTTAAGCTGCTCTGTCGTCAGCTCCCTCGGCTGCATTTTATGAGTATGCTCTACCTTCCCTGACACCTGCCGGCTATCTCCCCACTTCTCCCGGCGCAGGCGGGTCAGAATCTTCCATCGTTCTTCCCGATGCTTCTGGGCATCGTCCCACAGCCCTTCTTCCAGCGTATCCAGTCGTTTATCCAGTACATCCTGCCACTTCTGCGCAAACTCCGCATCGACAGTGCGTACGCGATACAGATGATGGGTTTCAATGCTGGATCTCTCTGCGGCCTGAGTAACATTCATCGTTTTGGCCAGATGGCCCAGAAACGCATCCTGCTTCTCGGGACTCAGGTAGTCATAGGTATTATGGAGCGCCGGGATAAACTCCTCTCCCGGTCTCCGGGTTCTTGGCTTGGGCAGCTTTCCTGTCATTGGATATTCTATCAGGCTACTATATCGATATTCCCGCCCTTGCCTACTAAATGCACTGGCGGTTCTACTTGGTCTTGGCTGGGAATGGTTTTCTCCGCAGCCTTGAAGACTCGCGCATCTGCCGCGCTCACAAAATCAGCATATAGTCCCGCCCATGCCAGCATATTCTGCTCCAATTCCACGTACATCTCCTGCCTCCTTTGCCCTTGGACTGGGTTTTCCAAGCGCACTGCTTGACCATTTGCCGGGGATCGCAGCCAGCAATCCTCGTTGAAATCTTGCTGATGCAGATGCCACATTTGATGGAGTTGAACAAGGTAGCCCTGCTTGCTTACGGCGATGTCGCCTAAAGTAGTGATTCATTGTGGAGAATAATCGGGGTCCGCTCGCCCACCCAAGCGCAGCGGATGTTGAAATCGACCCACTCTTCCGCTTCTTCATGGGTCATGCCCTGTCGGACAAAGCATTCGATTAGTTTCCCATTGTCATATATAGCGACGGAAGGCTGTCCGCACCTTTCACCGATGCCCACTATGGCTTCGTCGCAGTCATCCCATAAAACGATGTTCTCATCGTAGGCAGCAATTTCTTCTCTGGTCGAGCCGCTTTTGCGCTTCATACACGCCGAGATGGTGCGGTTCTCTTATTGCTCATCTTCTATTTGGCGTCGATATCTCCGCCATCTTCCTGATCTATCTCCTCTATCCAGTAAGCCATCTGCTCTTTGAGCCTGATGAGTATGGACCTATACGCTTCCTGCTTCTCCAAAGCCCTCACCCTCAGTATTACCTCTTCCTTCCAAGTCTCTTCACTAATCTCCATACCAAGACACCCTCTTATGTAATATAACTCGTCGACACCCATACGGCAGCTGCCGCCTATATATAATGGTATAGGGGGTGCACATATCTGTCAATAGGAATGTGGCATATACCTATCTGTCAATAAGAATTACAACATACTCTGTGGTTTAGAGAGGACATCTTTGTAAAAACGGGACTCGACTGTCCGCGGGTATGCCATCCGGGATTACCTGCAAAAAATGCACCTAACCTGCAAGAATTGCACGTTTAACGCGCGTACGCGTACGCACACACGCGCGTGGGCGCGTTAGGCCATCGCCTTATATAATGGAACATATAGCAACCTCGCCTTATATAATGGATGGGTAACAGCATCGAACTGGGCTTGGGTAGATATATAAAACTCGCGCACGCGTTGGTCTCGGCCCATATATATCTATAATAGGCGCTTGTCTCCCTACGTTCATTATAGCAAATCCATGCTCCGACAGTTTGGCACATATGTTGACAGATCTGTCAGTCAGAGGCTCTGAGTAATCAATGCCACCTTGGCCTTGCCATGTTGGCAGATCTACCCACCATCGGTAGTGCTCGAATGTTCACCCGCATGGTGTCATGCCATGTCAGGTTATCGCTATCTTCTATTGTGCTGCAACAACTTAGCTACTTTCTTCCAGTAATGTTTCATCGATGGCAAGGCCTTTGCAAGGGTGTTTGCCGTTGCCGGACTCGCCGGCGACACACTTAGAAAACGGCGGAAGATGAGTCGATCGCGACTCTCAGCAAGGAGATAGCGAATAGGCAAAGAAGTAACACACCATAGACGCCACGCCAGTGAGTACGGTCGGAAGACCCGAAATACACTGGGCCCACAAACATAGGGGCTATCGACTCCCCGGGGTCGATCGAAGACAACCAAGCATCGGGCTTGGCAACGTGGCGGAATCCGGAGCAACAGCCAGAGCGCAAGTTGACGGCTACGTTGTTGAGGGGGGGTACTATGCCAGACACGCGAATCCGCCGTGTTCGTACCTACGTCAGCAATGGAGCAA